ATTACACGGTCAGATTTGCTCATATTAAAACGGTCAATATCTATTACACCAAACTGTAAACTGTTACTGTAAACATTTAAGCCGTAGAACATCTTAGCAGTCATATCTAACCTGCCGTTTTTATCTCTAGTGTTATATATAAAATTATAAGAGCGCTGCTGTTGCTTATTAAACTCCAATGAGTAGGTGCTATCTTCATATAACCCTGGATGGTTTGCATAATACCAATTAGAGCATCTTTTAATGCCTGTCCAAGGCATGTTACCAGAGGTAACTTCTGAACATTCTAACAGGGAAGGTGCCCAGTAAATAGTTCTAATAGTGCCATTAGCAGCGTGTGTAGGAAAGTCAAAGACGAAGTGAGCTACAGTCTTTCCTGCGGTAGTTCTATTATTATACCATGATTCGGCAGTATTTAAGGTACCTCTATTTATAGCACTACCTGAATAAGTATCTCTAGTGGCGTATCCATACATTCTTCCTACAAGTTCTTTAGCATCGGCGTTTTCGGGTACTGTTGCGTCAGAGAGCAAAAGATACGCAAATGGATTGGCAAATAAGTTAGTTTTATGTCCATTTACGCGTCCTCTAAAGGCAGCGTCAAATGCGTCTTTAGCAATCCAGTTATTGATAACATTTTCTGACATTACCTCTTGTTCTATTTCACCTGTCTCAGCATTGAAGAGCTGGACAGTTGTACGTCCTCTATAACCGGTCATGGGTTTCATCTTCACATGCTCGGTTATTGTTCCGTCTTTAAAGTTTTTGACATAGCCTTTAAGCTTGACTAAATTTTGTTTCATAGTAGTATCCTCCTTCTTAAAAGTTGATACGTATTTGCTCAATCTTTATTTTATTTGCGGCTGTCGCTTGTTCTAGATAATAGGCTACTCTTAGTGTAGTATTAGAACCGAGCAAAGCAGCCCACTGAGTAGCAGTAAGAGATGAAACGTGAGACAGTGTCATACCTGAAGTACTTATGTCGTCAAGCGTACTTTGGACCCATTCATTTGAAGCGTGAGACCACCACGTAGTTCCGCTATCTACACTAAACAGCATTAGAAAAGTCGCGTCAGCGGGAAGACTTGAAGCGGTTACTATAACCTTAGAAATAGTAGGCGTATCAAAATCTTCCATCTGCGTAACAGTCTTTCCTACATAAGTTACAATAGCGTTAAGCTGATAACTGTAATATGTTTCTTGGGGCGTATAAAAGTAAACGGAGATATGGGAAGTCTCTTTAATCAAGGTTGTATTCAGACTTGTATTACCATAGGTTAGAAACATCTCTTCAGTCACGGGCTGAGTCCCTATCTCTACAAGCGCACCTGAATCTTCCATGTAGACTTTACCGTCAGGCTTTCCATAAAGATATCGATTGGTATCTATCATTGTTTACCTCCATAATTTAGGTATTTGTGAATAGTTGTCTAGGGCTGTGCACCGTTGGAAACAATAATTCCTAGCTGTAATTGTGACATACTCCCAAATAGGTTGAACTGTACCAGTGGGGCTGTCTGCTGTGGAAGCTGGTCTGAAGCAGTAAGACATATCCGGCTGTTTTGCTTGCAGTGCCGAAAGGTTGAATATTGATGTTGGTAATGCAAGATTTTTGCATTCGTAAAAACAAGTATAAAAACTTTCAACATTAACGTTATATTTAAACAAATCATTTGGTATTGTTGTGAGTGAGGTGCAGCCACGAAAACAATGTCCAAAAGTTTTAACATTAACGTTATACCTAAATAAATCAACTGGAATTGTTGTAAGTGATATGCAAGTGTAAAAACAAGCATAAAAACTTTCAACATTAACGCAAAAATCAAATAAACTATTTGGAATTGTTGCAAGTGATGTGCAACCACGAAAGCAAGAATGAAAAGATGTAACATTAGCAGTGTACTTAAATAAATCAGTTGGTATTGTTGTGAGTGATGTGCAACCGCTAAAACAAAATGAAAAAGTTGTAACATTAACGCAAAAATCAAATAAACCATTTGGTATTGTTGTAAGTGATGTGCAATCGTAAAAACAATAATAAAAACTTTCAACGCCCTCTGCCCCTGTAATACTCCCTTTAGGCAAGCTAACTAAATTACTACAGCCATAAAACGCCCTCTCAAAACTCGTAAACCCAACATTTCCCCACTGGTTAACAGCAATTAATTTATCTTTTTCGATTGCATTATTATTAATTCTCAACCCGTTATATTGCCCTGAAATCTTAATCTGATATTGCCCAGCACTTGCATATGTATGTGTTGGATTGCCTGTTGTGTGGGTACTACTTGTACCATCTCCCCAATCAATAGTAGCGTTGTATGTGCCTTCTTGTGTTAATAACGTAAACTCCCCACTAGTCATGTTCCACGTTGTAATAAACTGGTCGACAGTTCCAAGAGGTACTATTGTAAATGCGTCGTAGTTCTTTATATTTGTATTATCTAAGTCTATACCGTGTATAGCTCCAGTATCAGTCAAGCTTATTAGGTAAAGTGTTTCTTGTATAACGCTAGATTTAAAGTGCATAGAACCATCAAGAATAATGTATTCGTCATGGTCGTAGCGCACCGTCGTCCCATCATCCATATAGTTTTCTTGCACAGCAACTCTTGTAACCTCAACAGAAGGTATGGCCGTTACTTCTTTAGAACCTACCACATTTTGATATGTAATAGGTTGAGTTAAAGTATTATTATAAAGGGTGTCCATATAAGCCTGAACAATAGTCTGAATGTTGTAATTACCCTTAACGTTGAGATATGTGATAGGCTGTACAATCTCAATATGAGGTACTTCAGAACTATGACCTCCAAGAATATTCTTACCGTCAAGCGAACCATAAATACCGTTTCTAGCAAATGTAAGAGTTCCAGAACTACACGACATCCTTAAGGCAAATACGTTAGTACCCTTTTCAACTTGTAGTAAGCTTCCAGGTATTCCTATTAAGAAGTTTCCCGCTTGTATTCTATGCTTCATAGGCGTGTAAGATACTTCTGTATTGTTAATCATAAATGAAATAGTTATCTCACAATCTTCAGTAGCAACTCCTGATAAAATAAGATGCAGCAATAAATTAGAAGAAGCTGATAACTGAAAGTTACATACTAGGGCAGTTGCCAAGGTTGAAGTTACGTCTGTTTGAGTAGTATTTGAGAAAACAACCATTGAAGGAAGTTGAGTACTAATAGCATCTTGTTGCGGTTTACTAAGAGCAACGCTAGTTCTTAGCTCTCTCTGTGTAATAACGACAGGCTGCGTAATTTCATTATCTACATACAAAGAGAAAGTAAGATACTTAATGTCTACATCAGCAATGTCTACAACGGTCTGGACAAACCAAGTGTTTTGCGTAACAAGGCTCATTTGGTTCATCAAAGCAATGTAGATATAATGCTCATCGTTAGCATCTACAATATCAATCTTTGCCCAGAAGTGAGGCTCATAGTTAGAGAATGATTGACTAGTCTTGTACGTCACAGTTACCTGTAAGAAGTCGGGCAGATAGTCTAGGTCGTCTCTAAATAGTGTAGTTTTAGCCTCACCGTTAGTATTAAGCGTAATAGTATTGCCTGTAATTGTCGCGTTAGTACCTTGCCACTTGGCAGGGTCATCAGGAAGTAAATTTGCATTCCATTCCATTATGATTCACCTCCTAATACTTCAGCATTAAGCAATGTATAACTACACGTTAAGCTGCCATCGTATCTATATTCAGCTCTAACAACCTTAGTAGTATAAGTTATATCATGAGTGTCGTCCTGTAGCAGTATTGTATCACCAAGTAGCACTAATGGATTGCCTCGTGCCTCTAGCTCTATTAATGGTACGTCTACCGTGATGAAGTTAAGCATCACATCAGCGTACTGGTTAGCATACGCAGTGTCCTGTAAAAACATATTGGTAATTGATAAAGGCTTTATACCTAGCGTAGCCACGGCGGCGGGGTTCTGTTTCTCTATAGTAGTTTGGTTCGTGTATATGACATTTCCAATTATTTCTATATCTCCTGTCTCAGGAGTAGAAGATGAATTAAAGGTATCGAGCGAAACTTCCCAAGAGGTACAGTGCATATCCTGTATGGTACATGTAGTTGCTTTAAGCAGGTTTAAGTACTGGTAAACATACACGGGCCCCTGACTAACTTTATAACGGTTCAAGGTACCAAGACCTGGTACCAGCGAGGCGTCTGTTATTGTAAGAACTACAATGTCCGGCGAGATACTAGGTGTAGAATATATTAGCTCAACTGTGCTATAAGTCTTCAATATACTCTGAGGAATATCTATAGTCTTAACTTGATTAGTATCTGCAAACGTTGCTACTGGCTCCTCTTCGGCCATCATATCTACTATGTGAATCTTATCATCACGTCCCATATATACGTAACACATCGCCGCCTCGGCGATAGGTTGCAAAGTATCAATCACTTGTCCATCATTGTTATATGAATACTTGAGTACCTTGTCTAATGTACTATCAATAACGACATCCTCTGTAGGTACTCCTAGTGAAGCGAATATACGCCTAAAGAAATCAGCGTATGATTCATTAATCTCAACCTGTAGAGCAGGCATTGGCTGTTCAAGTATTCTTCTAAGCTTATCTGTGCAAGAAACACTAACCACACTAGAACCAATTGCTGTGTCCCATGTATCTACATAGAATGTGCCAAGTAATAACCACTCAGCTTCTTCTACTTCATCATCCACAGAAATGTATGCTTTTACTGGAACGTTTATATTTATCTTACCATAGTAAGGACTTTCCGTATTCGTAGGACTAAATATTCTGTCCGGATTATACATAGTGAAGGTAAGCTCATTAGCGGAGATAGCCCCTATTGGATTCTCCGCTTCAGCTCCGGTCTCTTCAAGCAAGGTAAAGTCAATAAGATACTTATCTCTATTAACAGTTAGAGGTGCGCTGTCTATGCCATCAAAATAAATTTCAAGTTTAGCAATTATAAATCTTTCATGTGCATCAAAGTCTGAATTTGTTAATGGCCTAGCCATGCTTACACCTCCTTTACTGTTCGATTAAGTTAAATGTTACGTTTCTCCAAACCCAGTTTGTAGTTCTTCCAGCTCTATGAAGTTCTGTTGGAATGGAACCTACATAAACAGTTGCGGTCTTTGTAATGCCATTCTCAATATAAGTAAGTTCATAGAACAAAGCATTTGTCTCCCATATAAGGTCTAGAATAATATCTAAATCATACCCACTGATTGCCTCGTATGTAAAGTAGAATTTTCGCTTCTTAGCTATAAGGTCCCCTACCATTCGCGCATCTGCCAAACGCTCAAGGTTTGTTACATTGTAGCGCTCTATCTTAAAGTTAGAGGGGTTTTTAATGCTAGTACCATTTATCTTGAAGTTTGACATTAGCGCCCCCTCCTTTTGTTCTCGCTCATTTCAATAACATTCATTTTCCTGTAAAGTTCTTTAAGTCCACGCTCATCAGCTATTAGTGTACCAACATACAGAGGCCTCAAACTTTCATTATCAGCTGTACCAGTTGGGCCACTGTTGCTTCTTATCATAGAGGCGATAGTAGGCATCAACCCTTGCATAATTCCATCAGAGATAGCTGTTACAAACGGCTGCATAGCTTCGTAGTTCTCAAGAGGAATCACTGCCTCAGCTTTATTACCCTCAGCAAATCTGGCAACGTGCTCTCTTCTAAAGATACCTCCGAGTGCATGCCCTGCCATAGGAGCTGGTTCTGGTGCTACGTCTGCGTAACTTGTGTCAATACTCTTAGCTTTACTATCAAGCCCGAAGAACTCTCGAAGTTTTGTAATGCCATCGCTTATCCAACTAAAGAATTTACCAAAGACATTATCCCACATGTCAGTTATCCAGTCCTTAAAAGTATTATAAATATTAGCGACACCTTCTTTTACATCAGTCCACAAGTCGCTAAAGAAGTCTGTGAACTTAGTTGTGACATCTGAAATGAATCCAACGATATCTTCTACTATATCACTGAATAGTCCGCTAACCTTGTCAAAGAACTTAGTGAACCAGCTTGTGATACTATTCCAGATACTTCTGAAGAAACTATCAATCTTAGTTATTACTTGTTCAATCCAAGATGTGTACTTATCCCAAATGTCACTGAAGAACGTAGCCACCTTGCTAACCACGTCACTAACCCAGTCAGTAAGCTTATCCCATACATTACTTATCCATGTAGAGAATTTATCCCATATGTCACTAAAGAATCCAGAGACTGCTTCCCATATGTCACTAAAGAATCCAGAGACTGCTTCCCATATATCGGTAAACCATGTAGAAATCTTATTCCATATATTCGTAACCCATGTAGAGAATTTATCCCAAATGTCGCTAAAGAATTTTGAAACTGCGTTCCATATGTCAGACGTTATTTTAACTACTAGGTCTTTAATGAACGAGAATATTTCAGATAATGTTTCCCATATCTGAGTGACAACTGTAGTAACCGCTGTCTTAATGTCCTCCCATACAGTAGTGATTGCGTTCCATATATCTGCCATCACACCTTCAATGAAACTGAAGAGATTACTGAACGCCTCGGTTATAGGCGAGAATATAACTGTTGCCCACTCACTAACGCCAGTCCATAAGTCACTAAAGAAGTCAGACACTGTAGTCCATATATCACTAAAGAACTTCTTAATTTTGGTAACTAATTTGCTAAACCAGTCAGAAATACTAGACCAGATATTCTTAAAGAAACGACCTACTCCGGACGCAACGTTTCCGAACCAAGTTTTTAGACTAGTCCAAGCATCGGCAAACCATCTGCCAATGTTACTAAAGAACTTTTCGATAGCGCTACCTACGTTAACAAAGAATGTACCTATAGCACTAAATACGCCCTCAAACCATTTTCCAACGTCACTGAACCAATTAGCTATTGCGTCCCAGTTATCTTCTATCAAGTCTACTATCCAGCCTACTAGCGCGCCTATGGCTGCTCCAATAAGTGCTCCAGCAGGACCCCCTGCAACAAAACCAATGCCAGCTCCAATAAGAGTACCTAGACCCATCGCTATACCGCCTACGTCCCAATTACCGTTAGTAAAGCCATCTATAAACAAGTCAACTACTTTACCCACTACTAAGCCGATAGCGGCACCAATAGCTGCTCCAGCTGGGCCCCCTACAATCATGCCTATACCTGCTCCTAAACCGATACCAATTGGTGTGCCAACGCCTGTCCAATCTCCTGTCTCAAGACCTTTGGCTATCTTATCGATTATCCAACCTACGAGAGCACCTATAGCAGTGCCTACTACCATTCCAAGTGGGCCTCCTGCAACGAAGCCGATAGCGGCACCTAAACCGGCGGCGATAGGTACTGCGATAGTTCCTACGTCAGTAAGACCAAGAGCTTCTGCAATCTTTGGCCAGAACCAACCTGCAATGGCTCCTGCAACGGCACCAATCTTTGCACCAAGGGGTCCTCCTATTAAGCCACCTATAGCCGCACCGATTACGGCCCCAATTCCAGCGCTTAATAGTTGTTTCTTTCCTCTTAATGCCTTCAGTAGATTATCTACAAAGTCAGTAGAAAAGTCATCAAAGCTCGGTATCTCAGGAATGAGAGCTTCTCCCATACCACCGAAGTCGGGTATATCAAAGTCTCCCCAATCAATAGCGCCTTTGTTAGTACCTTCATCAGGCTCGTTAAGCTTAAATACTTCATCGAATGATAATAGCCCTTTAGCAGCTTTTGTAGCTTTACCTGTCTTATCTGCTAATTCATCCATAGCATCGCCGGTATCAGACAGTCTATTATTAAACTTTTCTAAGTCAGCAGCGCGCTCCTTTTGGCTAGGCAATAAAATTTTATCAGGGTCAACACCATTAAACTGAGTAAGCTTCTTAAAAAATCCATTGACAGCTTCTCCTAGCTTATTGAATCCGCCGCTCAGGCCTACAACTAGACCTACCATACCAATCATTAGGGCCCAGAAAGGATGAGCAACTATAAAGTTTAGAGCAGCAAAAAGACCCATAATAGCTTTTGAGATTAGATTTACAACACTTACAATAACCACAGAAGCGATTGCTTTAACCTTGAATATAACCCACATAGCCGCACAGGCTGCTAGAGCAGCCGTTAGGAATCTAACTGCTTTTTCATTGTTAAGAATTACTTTAACAAGTCTAGCTATAACATCTAGTACAGCAGTAATTACAGGTGCAAAAGCATTAAAGACTCGGATAACAGCTTCCAGTAATATTTTAAATACCTTAAAAGCATTAGCCAATTTAATCTTTAACACAGTCCACAAATTCATTAAGTTTGCTATGAACATTCTTATTGTAGAGTGCATCTCAGGCGGAATCAGTCTTTCAAACAAACCGCCAAGACCTTTAGTCTCTACAATGTTTTTCAGTTCAGTAACGAACTCAACGAAAGGAACAAGTAAAGCTTTTACTCTATTGAATAAAGGCTGAATCGCCTCTGAGCCAATCATAAGAAGATTGTCTTTTAGGTTAGCAAACAAACCTGCCATAGTTAAGTTAGAAACTTGAGCAATTCCACCGAAGCGCTCATTAATACCATCTACCAGGGCATTTATAGCTACACTAGCAGGTACTGCATTCTTAGCAAGATTCTTAAGCTGGTCTTGTGTTAAGCCTAACTTTTCATGTAGAATTTCATACGCAGGAATACCTGCCTCAGTAAGCTGTCTCATCTCTTCATTATATAGGCGTCCTTTAGTGTTTATTTGACCAAGAGCTCTTGATACAGCTTCAATAGTCTGGGCACTACCGGACATAGTGGACGCTGATAAAACACCCTGCATTACGTACATGACGTTCTTATATTCAATTCCGTATGCAAGAAGGCGCTTCGCTGCCTTCTCAGCTTCAGCGAAGCCAAAAGGTATAACGGCAGCGAAGTCCTTTAATACATTTATAAACTCTGTAGCAAGTTTGGTATCACCAAACAAGTTAGAATAGGCTATTTGAGCATATTCTAAGCTACTAGCAAAGTCCCATGTAGCAGAAGTAGCTTCCTTGATAGAGCGCAGTCCAGAATAGAATGCCTGAGATACTAGGATACCCTGAACTATTCTACTGACATCCTTAAAGGCAAAGCCGGCTCTCTTAGCTGGTTCCGTCATTCCATCATTTATTGCGCCGCTCATATCTTTTGCAAACTTATTCAGCTTGCCAGCGGCTGTGTTTAATGCAGTTGCAAAGCCTTTTATATTAAGATTCAGTTTTGCGGTTAAATCAGCGAAACTAGCCAAGCTAACACCTCCTTACCAATTTGGCACTTGGTCAATATACCCTGATTGTATTTGTTTCTTCATGGACTTTTGCATAGCTTTTGCATCTCTACTAGAAGAGATACCATTCATTTGCTGCTGTATATCTTTATGCACATCCAGCTGTGATTTAAACTTTCTAGGGGTCATGCCCCATATTTCTTCTTCTGTATAGTGTAGCCAAACTCTCCCGACGTATAAGATATAGGGCCAATCCCAAGCGTCGCGTTCTGCGTATGTACTAGCCCCATCATTACCGTCGGGACTTAAACGTTTGGGACTTGTTCGCCGCTCTCTTCTTCAGGAGCTAAGTCTTGCTCAAGCGCCGTATTCAATGTACCTATTAATTCCTGCATATATGCTATATCGATAAGATTGCCGACTTCCTGTTCTGTAAGTTCAGGACTTTCATGTAGAAAGCCTGCCCACAAAATAGCTCTTAGTGCCTTCATGCTGTTTTCTTTTTCCAACTTATCGAAGGCAGCTTGAACTGAACCAAATTTGTCCTCTAGCTCAGCCAAAGCATTCAGCGTAAACCTTATGGTACGCTGAACGCCGTCACTGAGGGCAATCTTAATAGCCTTTGGTTTTACCTCTGCAATATTAGACATTAAGATTTCCTCCTTTAATAAATATTTTAAGGCTTAATATAATCTGGGAACATGACTTCCTTAAACCAGTCGTCCATAGTATCTTGGTCAGCATCTGCGTTATCAGCGTCAATTTCGTACTTCCAAAGTCTCTTAGCCTTATCACCTATGGTAACGGCATAGTTCAACTTAACAAACTGTCCAGAAATTGTATCAGACTGGAAGTTGATGCTGTCTGCTTTAGTTTCGTTGTTGTCCTCTGGGTCTGCAAAGCGTCCCTTGTACAACCAAACATAACGATATTTACCATTAGACTTTAACGTACGGAAGCCGATAGCAACGAATGGCGGGGTGTCGTCATCTGCGTAAGCTACACCGCCATTAGAATCAATAGTGTGACCTAGAAGGTCTGCTTTGTTCTCAGTGGTTAATGCGTTCTTCTGAATCTCAACGTCAATGTTACCAAGAGTAGACGCTGTATCGCCTGGTCCATCATCAAAGAACGCTGTAGCAAGTGAAGCATTAGGGTTAATGTTTATATGCATTACCCCCGGAGCCGGCTTAGGCTCAGTATAAACTGGTGCACTTGTAGCGGTATCTTCGGTTGTCATAATAGCGTAGTGAAGATTATCACAACCTATTCTCATAGCCATAGTATATTCCTCCTATTCAATAGTTGTAGTTATACCTATATTGAAACAATAATACGCACGATTATTCTCGTCAGTCTTGTATCTGAAAGGCGGTTGCCTGAGATATAGTTGCCCAAATCTATTGGGTGTAAAATCTATCCTGCAGGTCTCATCCCGGTTATCTACAAAGACTTTAAATATTTCGAGTGCCTTTTGCCTCGCAAGGTCCGCATCTTTATCCCGCGTAGTAATTTGAACCGACCGATGCACTGCCTGGTCTACGGGTATTGCTGGGTCTCCCTTATACTCAATTAGAGCAACTAGACTGTCAGGTTCTTCGGGAATGAAGTCACGGAATGCATCAACACCGTCTCCTATAATAATACCTTTATCCGTTAAGAATGTAATGATGTCTAGCAACAATGGCTGTCCCATATGTACCTTCCTTTCTAATCACTCATTGAAGCTAATGACTCTTGAGCATACTTAAAAACAGTTCTCTTAAAGTTATTAGCTGCATATTCTCTAACAGGGTCCTCTAGGAACTTTGCTTTACCGTTAACATGTGTAGCTGATAAGTCTTCATGTACAGCTAACATATAAGACGAAGCAGGCCTTCCTGTCTTAGGGTTTATTGGGTCGCCGTTACCTCCGTAGCCTATGATTGCTTCATACGACCAGGTAGAAAGGGCTGTATCGCTTCTTCGCGCCACTTCATAGTAGGCACTCATTAGCAATGTGTAAGTTTCTTTTGGTACCTGCGCCATACTTTCGCCAAGAATCTCTTGAGCTGCAGCAGTTGTGGCTTTCTTAGTACCTTTAAGCACATTTTGTATTGCGATTTGACAAGTTGCATCAAACTTTTGTAGCTCACTCTTTGGAAATTTGAAGTCTATCGTCGCTCTCATTATAGATACACCACCTTTATATCTACCTGGCCATTCCTGTAGTAGTACCCTATGGCTTTGACTTCAGTCTCTCGCCCTTCGAATATTACATTGTCAAGCTCATCAATCTCAGTTGAACCATCTACATACAAAATCTTGTTTGAGACAACTTCTTTGCCTTCATTATTAGTGACTACCTGCACTTTACCTTCAGCATAACAGTTCATATTGACCGGTTCGCCAAAAATTTTTGCTCCTGTACCTAAACGCTTTATATACGGCTTACGTACTGCTGTCAAGTTCAGCCAAGATTTTAAACTATTATACAAGGTACCCACCCCGCTTCCCAGGTCTTAAGGGCCATGGCGGATTACTTTGCATACCCTTTCTGAAAGTTTTAGGGTAGGCGTACTTAGGCAATGAAATACCTGCACTGTTAAGTAAGCCTTTATAATACTGCGCTTGTTTCTGAAAGTACTCCAGCCTTTTGGTCGGGTCTTCAGATTGTGGTCCAAGAGTTCGCTTAATGTCTCTTGCAAAGATTGTAGCTACATGTGTAAACACATAGTATCTGAGAACATTCTTATTAGAACCGTATTCGTCGATAAGATACTGGATTTCTTCGTCCTGCATGATGGGTTCTTTCTCGTTGGTATCGCCTACAAGAAATCGTATTTCATCAATGGGACTATCTTTTGGATTTCCAGAATAACTCCAAGACATCTTATCGCCTCCTACTCGTTCTTAGTTACCTTTGCTTTCGCAGTTGCTTTAGCAACTGGTACTACCTTGGCTTCTTCCTCAGCTTTCTCAAATGTTAACTCATCAGGACCTGATTCTTCAACACGTTTTACAAGCAGCTCTTTTTCCTCTTCAGATTCTTTAGAAGGTATCTTGTCAAGCTTAGGAATATTAATACCATACCTTTGTCTAAACAATGTAGCATACTGTTCAAAGTTCTGCTCGGTAACCTCTACAATATGCCCTTCTTGTAGACGGAACCTGAATCTTTTAATCTCCACCGGGTTAATTACAGTCCCGGTGGATACTGGACCCTTCGCATCGCGAAAGGCGCGCCTACAAATAAAGTATGACATTATTGTACGATGTCCTTGAAGAACACACCGAGGTCATCGCTAATCTTTTTAGCATCGAATGCGATTTCTCCCTCGATACGTTCTACACCGAGGCCGAGCATATCCATCGGAATTCTAACTATTCTATTACCATATGCTCCAGCGCCTTCAAGACCAGTCCATGCAAAGATGTAACCAGCTGAAGCAGAACGAAGTGATGGGTTAGGGTTAGCATAACATAATAGTGCATTCTTGCCCATGATAAAACCAACGTCATCATTAGCACCCTTTTTACCAGTATTAACTACTGCCCATGCAACATACACGTTTGAAACTTCAAACAATGATGCGAGCAAGTCAGGCGTAACTATACCTTTTTCAGTATACTTAATACGGTCAAGAACATCGAAGTGATTCTTAAGTGCGTTAAAAACATAAGGCGAAAGAACTAGTGTGTTAGGCTTCAGGCCAGTATTCTCGGCCATACGAATTCCTTCTTTAGTTATATCGCCGATAGGGTCAGATGTGTCAAGGTTCCAGAAAACTGCTTCACCATCTGATGGAGTGTCCTCCACACCTTCAATCTCTCTAGACCAAACACCAGACTTGAAAAACTTGGAAGCCCATTCCATCTCCCTTCTAATAAGCATTTTCTGTGAAACAAAGATTTGAGCATCTTTGTCTGCATCTAGTGGTTCGTCATAGTTTACCCTATCCTCTGGGGCAACGTCCTTATGGAAGGCATGCTTTTTGCAATAATACACATCTGTGCTAAGGTCGTAGTCTCCACCAGCTGATTCGCCAATGCGCCCACGCACTTGAGCTTCATCCCTAAGAAAGTCACCAGCATTGTAGATGTAGTACACATCAGACTGACGCTTAACAGGAATAATCGGAAAGACTTTATCTGCTATATATGCGGATTCATCCTGCATATACGCAACAGACATATTGGTTAACGCTCTGTCAATATGAGCTTGATTCATTTCAGGCATTATCTTCGCTCCTTTCTTATAGTTTTACGGTGATGATAGTACCAGCGGCCGCAGCGGATGAGAATGCAATACCTACAAAGGTATCACCTGTAGCAGTAACGGCTTTGCCATCTGCGTCGGAAACTACTTTTGCGCCGCATTCAATAGCTTCGCCTGCTTCGACCATCATAATACCATCAGAAATATCTACAACTTGATTATCCGGATATTTCACTGGGTCAATCTCATTACGAGAAACTCCGATAACGTCCGTTGTATCAGTTGCCTGAATCGCCTGGCCGGTACTGTCAATGGAAACAAAACGGTACCTACCTATTGCAGTTGTTGCTGGAAGACTAAACTGAGTTCCTGGAATTTCATATGCAGTTAACATTTAGTTAGCACCTCCTTGTAGGTATTGTTTGTAAAGGTCGGGATTTTCATTCACAACCTTTGAGATTGCCTTTGCTTTGGAAATATTGTCTTTTTTAGCTATTTCAGCAGCTTTAGCTTCAATCTGAGCCCAAGCTTCATTACTTGTAGAAGCTACAGCAGCGCCTGCTCTGCTCTTGCCAATTTCGCCAAGGACTGTTTCGTCCATTGCAGCAGCAAGTGTAGTAAGCACCTCAAGAACATCTGGTGTAGCGCTCTTTACAATTTCTACAAGTTTAGTCTGCTCAATAGGTAGAGAC